TAGGTATCTGGTCATGTCGGGCTCACCGTCAGTCTCCAGAGCACCAATGCCTATCATCAAATAAAGCTAAGCACTCTTACCGATCTTGCTACCTTCCATCTCAAAGGGAGATAGCCGGGTCTTGCCCCTAGCCTCATTGGATGCCTGCGACATTGTGATTACGGCGGCGTTGGCCTTCTTGCTAAATTCCCTGAGTGACCTGAACAGCTCTCGCAGCCTCTCGTGTGAGGCACCGAACTTACCTGATATGTTGAGCTTGTCTCCTTGGTCGATCACTATGATGTCTGGCCTGACAAACTCAGCTACTTCCTTCAGCTGATCTAAGGTAAATTCATGGATGTCGAGCATGTATGCTTTGTCATCTATTTCCTGCCATTTGCGGTACGCCTTGCCGGGGTTTAGCTCTATCTCTTCCAGAGTCATGCCTGACCTGCACATCTGCGCTCTCAGCTTTGTTCGCTCAGACTTCTCCTCATTCACGACGTACAGGACTTTCGCACCCTGATCGGCAAATCCATCTGGCCCGAAGCACAAGGTTACCATCATGGCAGTCTTACCCACATTGGGGGTGGCAAAGACGCTGGCAAACTCTGCTGGGCCTATGCCGTATACTTTTTCGTGAAGTGGCTTTAGATTGAACTTCCAACGAGATGCGTCAGATGCATTCGATAACAAATCCTCGGTGTTGCTGGTGGTGAACTCGTATTTGATATCTGGTGTAAATCCTTCGCGGTATTTATCCAGCAGCTCTGACAGTTTAGAGAAGGCATCATTACTGCCCTCGCTTATCTCCAATCCGAGGTTAGCTATGTCAGTACCAGCGGCACGTTGCCACATTCCGGTGATGACATCCTTTGCTACATCGTCAGATACTTCCTCTACATTATTTATTTCACCAATGGCTTTGTACACTCCCACTTTGTACGCCTCGGTGGCCACAGGAAAGGCGTTATCATACAGGGCCCTAAGCTCGGTGGTTGTGATGTCTTTTTGGTAGCAGGTATGCCCCGCGTCTATCGTTTGGAAAAGGTCCCGCGCTTCGTTCTCAAATAATGTGTCGATAAAACGACTTTTGTTCGACATGTAGAACTCATGGTTCAGCATTTTTTTCAGTAGGATATTGTCCACAATTCCTCCGCTATTTTTAGTTGAGCCAGAATGATAGCAGAGGTAATTACTAATTAGAACCCTTAGTTATTGTCTTAGTTGATGTCCTTTGTTGGAGTAGGGCATAAAAAAAGACCCCAGAGGGCCTTCTAATCGTTTGTTACAGCGCTAACGGGGGGACCACACGGAGGAGAACACCAGTCGGTGACTCTAATCCCATAAAACCCTATACCATTCATCACTTAGCTTTCAGCTTGAGCTTAGATAAGTCAGGTACGTTGGCACCACGGCGCTCTTTGATATCCATGGTGGTCGCAACACAGGCAGGGGTCTCGTTTCGATATTTGTTAAGCATTTCTTCGATCTTGACTTGCTCTTCAGCTACTTCCTTGAAGGAGCCTTCAACATCTAGGTCAACTAATATAATTGCTCGAACTTTCATCCATTAACTCCATAATCTGATCCTTTTTCATATATTTGAGGTCCCTATGCAGAAACTTAACACAAGCATTAGTTGTTCCACGCAGCTGACCCCTAATTGTTATTGCCTTTTTACTGGCGTCTTTGTCAAGACAAACAATCACATTCGCATATTTTTCTAGTAGCTTTCTTTGTCGCAAAGTAAGGCTGGTACCAAGCAGTGCTACACCCGTGTGTGTACCTGTTGCGTACACTGCACAAGCAGACGCAGCATCTTCTACCAGTACGGCGGTGTCTGATGTGCCTACCTCCAGCAGGCTGGTAAACTCCCCATAACTTCTCCATTTTGGCTTGATCGATTTATCCATGCAGCGCCCAACACAGCCTTGCTGATTTGAACTGTAGAATAATACCCTTTGCTGCGCTGGCTCATATCTCACAGTAATTACCCTGTCTAGATATGCTGACATACAATTGTTATCTTTTAGGTATTGCATGGCAATTGGGTGGCTTCTGACATCACTCACTATCTGAGGCATTCGGGGGAGCCTCTTTGTATGTGCGCCTGTTGCTTTAGCCAGATAATTCTTAATCTCGCTGTTATTTCTGCCAACAGACTTTTTACCTACGGCATCACAAGAGGCCTTAAAGCAGTTCCACAAAAGGTTACCATCACTTTTGGTCACACTAAGAGTCTTTCTGCCACCACAGAAAGGGCAGTCAACTCTGCGAGTCTCCCCACTAAGGACTTGTAGTCTTTGGACAGCGACTAGCTGGTCGTGATAGCTCATAAGTTGACAGGCCAAGAGGTGATCCCTCTAGCCCTCTCCTTTACCATGTATTCGAGCTGCCATGTGCTGGGCATAATTCCAGAATCAAACTCTATATCCTGTACCCGGTTACGCTCTCGGCGTATGGCCACCTCAATAGGTTCTAATTCTATCTGTATTACTGGATTACTATCTATCATACTTCCTCCCGGTTATATATATTGGAGCCCCCCGCAGAACACAGCGCGAGGGTACCTTATAAAACGCATCTTGTCTACCCTTAGTTAAGGGTCTTAGTTATGCGCCCAGTAGCAAAGTGATGTGCTAACCCATTGATATTATTAGATATTGGCAGACCCTGAAGGTCGTAGGTTCAAATCCTACTCCCGCAACCAAACCCTTTAAAATCAATGGGTTAGCGAAACTCATTTC